CGTCCGTGCTGAAGTGGAAGCGGGAAAGCCCCAAAAGCAAGCAGTTGCAATAGCTCTCTCAAAGGCTAGAGAATCCGGCGCTCACATCCCTAAAAAAGGTAAGTCTACGCCTAGAAAGTAGATGTTTTCATGACTCCATCCTCTAAATGGACCCTTGGATTAAACCAAGGGTTTTTTTATTGCGTAGATCCATTCTTTGAATACGGCAACTTCTTCTCCTTCTTCATAGGACGCCCCTTTCCAGAAAATAGTTAATTCCCCATCGTCAATCCAGCCGTCAGCGGTTATTTCGATTACCTTACACTCGTCTACTCCGCAAGGAACCATCACTTCCCACTTCGTCTGCTGAGCAGGCTCTTTCTCTTTTAATTCGATAACTTTTTTAATCACTTTCTTTGCCATAGGCTCCTTCTTTGTCCCACATGTCTTTATAAACAATTTTCAATTCATCCAAGAAATCGCAAAATTTCTCATAAGGAGCCGATGAGCTAAACATGACGGCTAAAGTAAAAGCGAATGCAGATGCCCATAGAGTTTGGTCTATATCCCTGTTTATTTCCACGATCTCTGCTGATAAATGGCACGCCTTTCGAACTTTCTCGTCGTCGTCGGGTTTCGGATCTCTTTTCTTCATTAACACATTCCTGTATATTTTTGCGCCACTCTACCATGAGGATGATAAATGAAGCAACTAGACCTCTTCGAGGAAACAGCCCTGAATAAACTCGCTCGCCTCGAAAAGTGGATGAGCCGCCTCCAAAAGCAAATGCAGTGCGTCACAGACGATTTGACTATCACAAAAAGGGCTCTTGAGAATATAAGACCCAGGAAAAAGACCGATGATAAGATCGAGCAGTTGAATATGTTTGAGGGGGCTGTGTGAACAATGATGAGATTCTTCTGTGTATTATCGCTACCGGAATAGGGGTTGCCCTCATCATAGCTCTTGCGAATTTCATGAAGTGACTTCCCCTAAATTCAAGAAAATGCTTTATTTGAACAATACGGAAAAACCTGAGAGTTCAACATGGCCCACAAAGCGAAAGCTCACAAAGAAAAAATGATGAAGGGTAAAGAGCCCGAGAAGAAAGAGAAAATGGCTGAAAAGCACAAAGAAGCCAAGCACAAGGCGAAGTAATGCGAGCAGCTGATATTGACTATACCCAGCTTTGGGTATGCGACAAATGCGGCACTCACAACCATAACGAGCTCCCTAAATGTCTGTGCGGATTCAAAGGGGATTGTAAGTCTCTTCCTCATGATGTGCATGAAAAGACGAATGAATTGAATCGAAGGCTTAAGGCATATTATTATGGATAAAAAAATTAGATCGATTGAAAAGAAGACCAAAGGCGTCGAGAAATCCCTTAAAGGTCTTGAGAAAGCTGACAAGAAGCGCGATAAAGCTGTCGATGCGGGAAAGAAAGCTATGAAAAAGGGCTGCTAGTGATCGTAACGGTTAAAGTGTCAAATGATGAAAGAACTCTTAAGCAAAAGCACCTCATGATTGGTGCCGACATCAAAGCAGATCGAAACGATCCAACTCTCACTCATCTCGTCGAAGAAGCTATTAAGAACTTCAACGGCGCTCAAGATGATGTCCAAGTAATTATAAATATGACGTGGTAATCCATTGGCTAGCAATGCAAAAGTGATCGATTGGAAGGTTGTTGATGAACTCTTAGCCTGCGGTTGTCATGGTGTAGAGATCGCAGCCACTCTCGGCATTCACCCAGAAACTCTTTATAATCATACAATTAAAGAGAAAGGTGTGACCTCTTTTTCCCTTTACTCCCAAGAAAAGAGAGCAATAGGCGATAAGCAACTTAAGAAAAAACAGCATGAAGTTGCTCTTGAGGGCAATCCTACTATGCTTATTTGGCTAGGGAAGCAGCGTCTGGATCAGAAAGAAAAAGACGACTCGAAGGCCATAGAAGATATTAAAGCTAATCTTGACCTTTTAACTGGTAAGCTGGCTGGAGAACGCGCCGAACACATTGCAACGCAGTCAAAAGATCGCAGTTCCTTACAGGATGATGCGGTTCCCACTCAGAAAGCTTCTCATAGTACTCAATAAGCCTGTCTAGTTCATCCATTTTCCCATCCCGGTATAGTGGTTAACAGCTCATTATAAACTTCTTCTGTAACGTCTTTCCAAGCACAGAATTCTTCATAGAATGCTCCCCCATCGTTCTCTATCTCATAATTATATCCTCGGCTATTCATCATAACGACCATGGAAGGAAATGGATTTCCCTTTGTATATAGTCCCGGAGTTTTATTATTGAATGATCTGGGCGGCTCAAAAAAAGTTCTGTCTTGAGAATCCACAGCGTAGTAATAAATTCCCATTTTGCGTTTGACTTCCTTCTCAAGTTTCTCATAGTATGTCCATATGCTCTCTGAAAAGCAAAAGAAATTCATCTACGAGTCAGTAGCGAAGATTAACATCGCTCACGGATCTGTGCGCAGTGGGAAAACACACGCGACACTTATCAGGTTCGTGGAACTTGTTCACAACTGTCCCGATAGCAAGATCATCATGATCGGCAACTCTTTTGGGGCGATTAAAACAAACGCTGTTAAGTTCTTGACGGACGAAATACTTAGGGGCTACTGTATCTGGAAGCCTGGAACGCAGACGCTTATTATCGGTGATAAGCAGGTGCGCGTAATCGGAGCGCACGATGAAGGGTCAGTTCGGCCCGACGCCCCCTGCCTTAATTGGTGGGGGGCGAAGGGCTGGAAATTTGAGCTATCCAAGGCAACACCCACTCACTTGCATATGTCGACGAGCTTACTACTATCCCTTATAATTTCGTGGACATGCTTACTACTCGCCTCAGTCATGATTGGTCGAAAATGATCGCCACTTGTAACCCGAATTCGCCTGTGCACCCAGTGAAAACGAGGTTGATTAACTCTTCAGATCCTGGTTATTGCTACTCTCTGCACTTCACCGTTGATGACAATCCCGCTCTGTCCGAAGATAAGAAGAATGAGCTTAAGAGCAAATATACGGGCCTCTTCTATCGTCGCTACATTCTGGGCGAGTGGGTTGCTGCGGAAGGTGCCATTTATAGTGATTTTAGCCGCGATTCGCACGTCTTGGATCGCGCTCCACATTATGCCGATAACTTTTTTGTTGGCGTTGATTACGGAATACACAATGCCTTTGCGGCTGTGCTTGTGGGTCATAACAATACCCATAGTCCTCACTTTTGGGTGGAAAAAGAGTTTTACTGGGATAGCAAGAAAACCTACAGACAGAAACTAAACTCGGAGCTTGCGGATGATTTGCAACAGTTTATCGAGGGATATAATGTTAGAGGAATCTACCTTGACCCATCTGCGGAGTCCTTTGAGGTGGAGCTCAAGAGGAGAGGAATGCGCGTTATACAAGCGAAGAACGACGTCTTCCCTGGCATTACGTTTGTTGCTAACCTCATTTCTAATCATGAGCTTAAAGTGGTGGAGTGTTGTCCCAATCTCATTGGAGAGATCGAATCATATGTATGGGACAGCGCTAAGGCTGAAAGAGGAATTGAGGAGCCTGTCAAGAAGAACGATCATGCGGTCGATGGACTTAGGTACTGCCTCTATACAGCCTTCGGGCACAAAAAGAACCTAGGTTGGGGCGACAATGGGAATACCGACGGAAAGACCTTGGGTGGGGGCCCTAAGGGACCTCAGGGGATTACCGATTTTAAACGAACATCAGATTTTGGGTTTAGATGACAGAAGAAGCGAAAAAAGACGAAAAAGCAGCTCAGTTCAACGAAATTTATCGAAAGATAGGGGACCTTGAAACTCATGTGATCAATTTGATTCATCCTATTCAGTGCCTTAGTAAATTGATTGGCCCCGACAGGATTCTTCAAAACTTCATTACTCAATTCAGTTCTCCTTTGAAGATTGACGATAGACAGATTATTAAATCTATCGAGGAGTTTGTCGCGGCACTCGATATTTACTCGGATAAGATGAACCTGAAAGCTCTAATCGACACATTTATGAGCATCAATTCAATCACCTGGAAGGTAGAAGAGATTCAAAAGCGAATGGACGGAATTGAAGGTCGTCTAGATGCCCTATACGTAAAGATTGATAACCTATGCAAAGAAGGCATCAAAGTCTCATTTTCAGTGGCAGAAAAATATCCTCCGAAATCCGAAGAGCTCATAACGATCGACAAAAAGACAGGAAAGAGACGAAGATTTAAATTAGCGCCCCAGCGAGCATAAACCTCACAAAGTTTTATCGAAATCACGCTGGGGAATTTTTAGAGGAATAAATGATCAAATACTACGTCCGCACCCTCTATCGACTTCCTCCAAGCAAATGGATTCTGGATGACTTGGAGAGCGTTCCAACTATCTTGGAGGGAATGATGGCCAAGAAGCCCGCTCATCGGCGCATGACGCGCGAGACTTTACTAGACTCCGTGGCTATCATAACTATAGATACGGAGAGGCTTCCCTGCTGGAAGGATATCTTCAAGGAGTTTACCGACTGGGACTGGATTGATTTGGAGGCTTCGCAGAAATGAGTGAATGGATTAGCGTCGAGGATCGATTCCCAGATTCTAAATTATTTCTTGGATATTGTCCCAAGGAAGGAATACATTCATTCAAAAATGATGGGGATTATTGCGTAGCGGGAGGATGGGAGTCTTGTAACTATTGCGGTGGACAATCTAGAGGAGTTCTTCCAGGTCAGTGGGATGATTCCTATCACCAAATAAAAATAACTCACTGGATGCCTTTACCCGAACCACCTAAATGATTCAACTCGTTCAAGAAGCAGTCGATCTGATTAAAGACCGGCCGGAAGAGGCAAAAGTAGCTCACTGGGCGCTTACTTTGGATGATGAGGCTAGGGTGGCATTTATGCTGGCTTGGAATATTGTGCACAAAGGTGAAGAAGATGAAAGACGTTAACGACCTATTCGGCGATCTCAAGAAAGGTCCTCTCAAAGATGTATTCGAATCGCTTGCGGGAAAGCCTAAGCCTAAGCCTAAAGATGAAGAACCTAAATGGCCGACTGTCAAGATCAACTCCAACAAGTAGTTCCTTCCATAATAAAATTTTAGTTGATATCTTCGTCTCAACAAGAGGTGACATATCAGCTTCTACATGCCTCCATGGCAAAATTCCAATGAGCCGAATCAAACAAATGTCCGACAATGGCTTGACAACCTCTATAGTAAGTTCCAGCCAATCGAGCAAAGTCGATGGAACGAAAGCAATGTGGACACTCTCTTTTACGCAGGTTCTCAAGACTTTGTTAACAAACACTTTGGGTTAACCGGAACTAATAACAATTCCAGTCGTTTTAATTTCAATATAATACAACAGCCCATAAATATGGTCGGTGGATTTCAGCGCCAACACCGCAAGTCGATTAACTACATTCCTACTGAAGGCGCGGACCCTCATACTACAGACCAGTACACTCGAATTGTCGATCACGTAGCCAATGTGGAGGGGATAAATGAGCAGTTTTCTAAAGCTTGTGAACTCGCTGCAATTAGTGGAATGGTTCTACTCCAACCCTACTTGGACTATACAGGTGATGATCCTGCTCAGGGATCTCTTAAATTAAAGATCTGGGAATACAACAGCTTCTTGATGGACCCATATTGGAGATCTGATATCAATCAAGCCGAATTTATATGGACCCAGGAGTACATCTCCAAGCACGAAGCTGAAGCCCGGTTCCCTGATAGTATCGGAAGCATTGCTCCAATGTCTGGAACGCCTCAGAGATATGGTAGTTTTTATTTTCTTCCAGAAAATTATAACATGGCAAGAAATGATTTAATGGTTCTTTCTTATGTGTGGTATAGATGGAAGCGTAAAAAGAAGCGCCTTTATAGCCCAGCAAGGAATCAGTTCTTTGACTTTGGCGGAGGCCAGGAACAGTTAGATGAGATCCTTTATAATATTCCAGATCTACAAGTGGTCGAAGTTGAAGTGCCCACTTGGAAACTTGCGACGGTACTCAATGACCAGCTTATGTTTCAAGGTGATAACCCTCTACATTTTGATGATTGCCCTTTTATTCCTGTTTTTTGGAATTATGACCCGCACATAAATTATTTTAATGACCGCGTCCGCTCACTCGTGCGCCCAATGCGCTCAGCGCAGTGGCTTTTTTCACGCCGAGTCCTTCTGAACCACGATATATCAGAGAGTTCGATCAATACCGGATGGAAGCGCAAAGTCGGGGCTGTGGCCAACGAAGACAACCTGAAGAAGTCTGGCCAAGGCTGGGATGTTCTGGTCAACGAAGGCTATGAAATGACCGACGTTGAGAAGATCATTCCCAATGCCGTACCGCCTTCCGACATGGCTCTTGCCGATCAGCTTATGAGTTTGATCTATGCTACGAGCGGCGTGAACGTAGAGAACTGGTCTGCGCAAGACGATAAGCAAGTCTCTGGACTTACCGTGCTTTTAAAGCAGGGAGCGAACCTCATGGTCTTACAGAAGTACTTTGACCAGTGGGACTACTCTCTAAAGCTTCTAGGTGGCAAATTGCTCAGCATCATCCTCAACAACTGGAACGCTGCTAAAGTGGGATTGCTCCTCGGCGAAGATCCAAGTCCTCACTTCTACTCGCGTATCTTCGCTAAATACCAAGTGGTTGTAGCTGAAGGGCTAAATACTGCGACGCAGAAGAACCAAGAGTTTATGCAGTGGATGGACCTCAATGCTTCTCTCGGAGGGATCATCCCCCCATCAGAGATTGCGAAACGCGCTGTTATCCAAGGAAAAGACGAGCTCACTCAGATCCTGGCGCAGCAAGAACAACAGCAATCAGCTCAAGCGGAGCATGCGCAGAATGTCGCGAGTGTGCTTGAAGAGGCCAAAGTTAAAGAGCTGTATTCCAAAGCGGTATCGAACATTGCGACCGCACGCGAAAGGCATGGAAGGGCTCAATCCGACCTCGGTCTTTACGAGGAAAGATTAGCTGAAGTTACGAAGAATCACGCATTAGCTACTAAGGCTAAGGCGGAAGCGCTTGCTAAAATAGTAGAAGTTACGAGTAAATATGGGGAAATGGAAGCGCATTTGAAGCAAAATGACCTCAAAACTCTTGAAGGTGACAACCAGACAGAAGAAGATATAGCCAAACGCGACGCTCAAAAAGAATCTTTGGCTAACGATTTTGTCGCCCAAATGCTAGCATCTATGAGCCAAAGTGGTGGGCAGCAACAGTAAGGACAGTGACTATGTTAGTGAATGGATTGAGAACATGGAATGATATAGAGCCTTCCCTATGCCCTCAATGCGGGAAAAAAAGCTCTCTATATGCCGTCGATTGGGACTCTGGGTATTGCAAAGATTGCAACCTTTGGCTTAACGGAGGTTGTAGCGTAGATCCTAATGACCCACGAGCCGAAGATAAGTGTCCCTTTCGTTGCTGGGAGAGGCCTAAAACGCCCTTTGAGGATAAGAAATGAGATATTACGCTTGGCCTATATCGGTATTCTTCGTTGGATTCGCTCTTAATGCATGCTTCAAAGCTGCAACTAATGAACTTGAGTCGATGACGGAGACAGTTATTAAGAAACACGAAGGAATAGACATTAAAGTAATGCCCATAGACGTGCCAAAGGCCCCATGAACGATCAAATACCGCTCCTCTCAGAGTTTATCGTGAAAGTCCTGTTGGCTCACCCTTTCGACGGCGATAACGACCCTCTCTTGCAGGAAGCGAAGAAGGGAATTAAAGCCCGTTATCGAGAATTGCGGTCTGAAAAGAGCTTCACTGAGTCTGAAATACAGGCTAAGTCAGAGTGGTTAGAGTCTTTCTTGCAAAAGATTACTTGAACGCTATAATGGATCTCAAAGCTCAACCTCGAGGTAAATATGTCGGGCCGTAAAATTACAGACTTTGGCGGGATGCCACACACTTCCGAAATGTCGATGAGTTCTAAGACTCATACCAAGAAATACTCCTCAGCTGAAGGCTCAGGCCATCTCGGATCTGAATACAAGGATACCACAGAAGGCGTCAAAGAGGTTCAGTCTATGGGAGACTCCAAGGCTAAATCTCACAAAATGAAGTCTGGTTACAGATACTAATTAGTTGCCCATTAATTCAGTGGTAGAATCCTCCTTTAGTGGAGGAAACGGATGTTCGATTCCTCCATGGGTTTGGGGTGCGTGTAAAAAGCGTAACCCCCTTTGAGCTTGAGAGGGATGTTGGGTCGTCCTAAGAATAGTATGGTGAGGTTAAGAACCAACGTATCCATTGACTTCAGGATGTAATTCCCGGCGCACTCATAAGGCAGGGCACCGCTCGCCTCCGCTAATGCGGTTAAGGACTTCCCTGGTTCGTTGGTGCAATTTTGTATAACCACGGTATAACCGTGTATAACTAGGTATAAATATGCCAAGATCTTCAGGATTTAAGGATACTTTCAAGAACGGACGCCCGAAACCAAAACCGAATGACCACAAACCTTCGGATATTTGGGATTTTACTTGTCCCACTTACGACGAGAGAACCAGCTGCTTTGTTAATGCAGGAACGAATTATGGCGTAGGGAAGAATCAGCCTGTAGGCCATTCAGGCGATGCTAAAGAGCGTGTTCCTTGTATGCCTTTCGGACGAGTTAACACGATGAAGACAGATGAAACCTAAAGTCGGTATCTTTAATCAGCCTGTAAGGCCAACGACTAAAAGACCAAAGCCTGGCGCTCCGTGGGAGTTTAAGCCTTCAATGGCTGACCAGCGAGCAGGCCCGTCCCCTGCCGCTGGTACTTATTACGGCACAGGGGTTAAGAATCCTGTGGGGCGGATGCGTTCGGATTCGGTAGGTTATATGCCTGTAAGTCGAAAGCAGCTTGGGACTCCTCCCAAGAGTCTCGCTTAAGGGCTTCGTTGCATTCTTTGATCCTCTCGGGAGTCAATTCTTTGCAGAATCTCCACTCGCCTCTCGGGCCGCCAGGGAGCCAATATTGATAGCCCTCGTCTAATGCGTATCTGGAAATGGCATCCATCAATGCCATTGGAATCCCATACCGTGTGTAAATCGTTAGCATATCGCCAATCTCTTCAATCTCACATTTGCTCATAGGGTCATTCTAATGGGCTTGTTAATGGGTTGATATATTTCGTTGACGTGGGAGGCGTTTACGAATTTACATCCCACCTCTTTAATGGAAAATTGAGGCTTCAATCTTAAAATAACTTTTTTTTTATACACTCCGTATCCTTCATGTAAGTGTCCGAAGACGTGGAGCTTGGGATTGAATCTTTTTCTATTAAACTTTTCTAATAAGGAAAAGCTTCCAATTCTTTTGCTATTTCCAGTCGAATCTTGTATTCCCCAGGGGGGACAGTGGGTAATCAAGATGTCTGTATTTTCTGGGATTAACTTCCATTTATCGTTCAATTCAACATCCGTTTCGCAGGTGAACGCTTTGCAGTGAGGATTCATCCCTTCGAATGTTCTGGTCCAAGGAGACCCCCAGATATTGAGACCTTCGAATTTTGTGCCGGAATCTTTGAGATAATCTACTTCGCTCCATTCATAGTCGTGCCAGTCAAATTGACTCATACCTTGATTATCATGATTCCCCGAAATGAATACCTTTTTTCTGTAATCTTGTTTAGAGAGCCATATGAAAAATTCTTCATACTGATGATGTTGGTCCGAAGCCGTTAAATCTCCTGCAACGATCAAAAGATCGCCGCCTTCCAGGGTTGGATAATGCCCGTGGAGGTCAGAAATACAATCTATGATCATTTAGGCGTCTCCGAGATATCCCTAATATTTCTCCATCCCTTTATGGATGTAAAGTGATCGCATTTCTCTCCATCTCTTGGAGAGTCGAGGAAGTATGTTTGCATGCGCTTGTCAGGGATTGCTCTGAACCGGTAGCACTCGTTCCTCATCGGGCACGATTCGTCGTTGCACATGGTTATGTCGGGCATGTCGGCACCGTGGTTGTCAGTTTTTTGGGAGGTTTTGGCGATTTCATCCAATAAAGGATATTTTCATCAGTATAGTAGTGTTCTTCATCAGCGCTATACCAATGAGGGCCATTCCATCCATTGACAAGCCAATAAACGATTGCCAGCTCATCAAAATCTGTGAAGATGATGACTGGATTTAAAGTGTCGGTTATTGGTGTCTTTTTGAAATCAAACCACATGTCGGGCATTTTTAGTCCTTTTTCTATGCATCATAAGTAGAGTTATCAGATTTTCTCTTGTCCTTTAAAGCCTGCCAGGCTATCTCTTGGTAAATCTTAAATATCACTTCATCCATCAAGTCATCAGGCTCGGGCGCTTCCAACTTCTTCCTGTCATGCTCAAAGTCGTGGATACTCTGGCATATTAGCGATGACTGCGTAAGGTTCCCCTTCTGGAACTGCGGCCATAAGGCTCGGTCTGGGATCATCCAAATGATCTTGATCTTGTCTGTTCCTGGATAGGCCCTGAAAAGCATGCTATTGGTCTGCGCGCTGGGCTTGGTGAGCCTGGGTTGCCATATGAGCCGCTTATTCACTCCGTCGTCCTCAGTGCGAGGATGAGCGTATATGTAAAAAGGATGATCGCCAAATGGCTTTTTGTTCACGAGGTCTTGACAGCATTCCGAAATATCAAGGTTCTGCGTGTTATTGAAGTGCAAAAGGCGATCATGCGCATCAAGAGGGTTTATTTTCATGTAGCTGTTCTTCGGTGCTCTTTCTTATTTCTTTTATTACTTGCTCTGGGGTTTTTTCTCCATATTGAAATGGCTCACACGGTCTGTACATGAATATTGTTCTTAGAAGCTCATCTTCTTTATTTGAGGACAGATTTAAAGAGTCTAAATATCTTGTTCTCCAAAAGGTGATTTCCTGGCCAAAAGATGTTTTTTCAGGGCGATTGATAATGTCGTAGCATCTTACCAGTTCTTTTAAAAAATCCGCCAACTTGTCCACAAATCGCCTCTTGATAACAATTAAATAGTTTAGTTTAATCGACCTATGTTCAACACAGGATTCATACATGACTATAAACGCCGCCCAATCTGAAACTCAAGAAGTTTCTCAAGTTGCCCCAAAAGAAAATTCCTCCGAAATGAATTTGAGAAAGATGGCGAGAGCCTTGGAAGAGGAAAAGGCAGCGCGTATTAAGCTTGAGCATCAGCTTCAGGAGCATGCAGAGCGATTTAAAGCTCCCGCGAAGTCGGAGGAGGATGACTATCGAGGCGATGAACCCTATGTAGATAGACGCTCTCTTAAGAAAGAGCTAAATCAGTTTGCTCAGGATTTCAAGAAAGAGGCTTCTAAAGAGGCTCAGGAATACGCGAATAAGATGATCGAACAGGAACGCCAACAGAACTTTGTCCGTTCTAATCCCGACTTTATGCAGGTGATGAATGATGATACTATGCTCCAAAAGTTCGTGGAGAAATATCCGGATATAGCCGATCCTCTCCTAGAGATGCCTGATAACTTTGCTCGAAAGAAACTGGTATTTCAGAACATCAAGGCTCTTGGGATTAACCGCCCAGAGGTGCCTAAAGTTAATATCCAAGATAAGATCGACGCGAATCGCAAGTCTCCATACTATCAACCCTCAGGCGGGAGCACTCCTCCTTATGCCTCACAAGGGGATTTCTCTGACGCTGGCATGAAGAATGCTTATGCTAAACAGCAGGCGCTGATTAAAGGGAGGAGAGGATAGTGGCAGAAAATTCCGCAAGATCATTGATTGCCGTGAGCAAACCGATGGGAAATAGCATGATGGTAGATTGCATAGAGTTTTCTGACGTCGCTTCCATGCAAAACTTTTTGGAACACCTGGAAAGAAATAACTGTGAAGATTACGATCTGGAAAAGATAAGAAATATAATCAAAAGAAGACGCGATGAAACTTAAATGCGATAAGTGCAAAGAGGATGCAACAAACGGGTCTTTCGTCAACTCAGGGGGAAAGACTTTTAGGCTCTGCGATTACTGCGATCACTTCTTGGCAACTCATCCTGCCATCACAATGGTGGATTTCATGGGTCCGCTTTGTGAGGGGAAGGTGTTCGAAAACATTCGCAAAGCGGCGAAACTTAGGAAGCAGGGAAAAAGTCCGTGGGAGAGCAAGCCGATGTAATCTGTATCGAAATCGAGTCGTATATTTATTGACTCGATTTCGATACAGATTTCCTTTTTGGATTTTTGTCTCCTTTTCGACAGCACGATTTACATTCAGTGGCCAACCCACGTAGACATTTGAATCTAGTAATGGTGGATTTATATCCACACTCACATTCGCAGTGATATCTTGCCCCTGTTTTCGATGTTCTGTCTACAGAATTTAGCGTTAATCTTCCGAATTTTCTTCCTACAATATCTTCTAAATCCACAACTTTTTTCTTTGTTGGGATTTTGTTCTCATCAAACATTCTGATAACACAATCTGTTCCATGCTTTTCAATAGCTCTCTTAAATTGAGTTCGGGTAAATCCCATTCTCTCGATGAGTTCGGATTGGCATATTTTGCCGCAAGATGTGTCATAGTATCGATTATTCCTCTTGTTCCTATGATTTACCTTTGGGGTGGTCCATCTGCAATTTTCTTTGCTATATCCTTTGTCGTTGTCAGTTCGATCCAGATGACATCCTTCAAACGGCCTTTTCCCAACATCTCTAACAAAATTATTGAAATCCATCCATTCTTCGCAGAGAAAAATCCCTCTTCCTCCGTAGTTTTTGTACTGTTTGTTGTCTGGTCTTGTGCATCGATAGAGCATGCTAGTCCACACTCGATAGAGTGCAACTATTTCTGTAGGATCAATCTCATTTGACATAAATCAACCAAAATTTTTATTATGCAGTTTCGTTTAATCCGCGTTAAGGATTTCTCGGGAGCCCACGTCAGAGGCATAGCGTTATCCAAGAAGTGTCGCAACTTCTAGTCCGTGAAGTGAGAACGGACGTATTACGCGTCGTCCACGGATCATCTTCACATGTAGTATAGCACACACGACATTTAAGGAACACTTATGTCAATTACTACTACTTCTCAGTTAGGGCCAATGATCCTCCAAAGTTTAGCTCCGGCGATAGACGCTTAAAGTGTCGCCGTTAAATTTCCTCTGATTGACTTGGAACTCCCTAGAGGACAACAAGGCGCAAGCGAAAGCAGCGTGAGAGACTGAGTGAGGAGACACCGAAAGGTGATGCGACAGTCCGACCTCATTGGCGACAGTGAGAGGGATAGCCGAAGAGCTTCCCCGCCTAATTAAATTAACTTGTTAAGTTAGTTAGGTTATAATTAAGTAACAGAACGGCTTTATGTTCCCACCCCAACTATGAATTATATCCTTATCATTTAATTGGGGATATTAAAATCAACTCTGATTGACTCGGAAACCTAAACCTTTTGGCATGGCAACGAGGCGCAAGCGAAAGCAGCGTGAACGACTGAGCGAGTTGACCCGCAAGGGATGCAACAGTCTGAGCAGTGGACGAAAGCCGCTGAGGGAATGTCGAAGAACTTCCCCGCCTAATACAACTAAACTGTATCAGGTTATTAAAGTAACAGTATGCATTGCTGATAAAGTATCTATGCCAGCTAATGGCGGAACTACTTGCAGATTTATGAGACCAAGGGCTTTAACTCCCCCTACTATACAATTAGGTAATTCAGGAATTGATCCACCAGCTCAAGTACCTCAAAGAGATATAATTGACGCTCAAATGGCTTTTTTTGGAACTGGTTGTATTATAAATGAACAGGTAATATTACAAGATCAGGAAGGTGTATTAGCTTGGGTATCCGAAAGGCTGGCTGCCTAAGCTATGGCCAGCATGTCTTGGCGCCAAATTGGTAGCAATGCGTCAAGCCGAGGATAGAATAATGTCCTCGATAAACCGACTCTGATAGACTTGGAAGCCCGATGGGGTGACAAGGCGGAAGTATGGAAATTAGTAAACTGAAGAAAATAAGACCTGGTGTCTATGAATGCGTCTGCGGATTGTGGACTCTTTCCAGATATCAGTGCAGCGAATGCCGCGACTCAGTTTCTTATAGGAACATGCACCGTGAACGACTTAGCGAGCCGGCCCGAAAGGGATTCGAAAGTCTGAGCACTGCGGATAAATGAAGGCAGTGAGAATCCTCCGAAGAGGGGGTTCCGCCAACTATATGCGAAAGGTATCGATCGCGAACAAAATAAGAGCGACCGATAGAGAAAGAAGAACAGTGCCTAAGCAAATTTCTAGGAATATTGACATTCTTAGAAGAGTAGCAGGTTGGTCACAAAAGTAACAGAATGCTTATCCTCCGCGACTACATTCTCTCAGCAGCGTCTGAGATCAATGCAGGTGGCGGGAACAACGGTGACAACCCAACCAACCTTGGAGTCTCTGACTTCAGTTTGGTTGCAGCGACACTTGATACGAACAATAGAAGTATACGTGTTGTTCTAAAATCTTCTCTGATTGACTCGGAAGCCCCCATGGGCAACGAGGCGCAAGCGAGTAGTGGGAGCGTCTCACTATTTGCAGCGTGAGAGACTGAGCGAGAAGAACTGTGAGTAAGGGGAACGTCTCTTTTCACGGTATGCAACAGTCCGACCCGCGGATATATCAGAAACCGCGGAAGCTAGCAGAAATGACTAGCTCGCCTGTCTGAGGCGGTAACAGTGTGGCCTATAAATTTATGTCAGGCATTGAGGGTATGGATCGATTCGGTAAAGTGTGTGCCGAAGTAAAATCTTGGGTAATTGACTTGGAGTTCCTCGCAGCGTAAGCTGAAGGATAACAAGGGGCAAGAGAATGACATTGGAATTTAAAATGAATCTTTCTTACAAGCAAAATAAGAACATTAAAAAAATGTTTGGACAGTTAAAAGGTCGAGAAATAGCCTTTGGACGAGCGCTTTGTGAGATGATTAAATCCAAATATTCTCAGCCTGAACGACTAAATCCTGAGACTTGTGATCACAGTGGGATTAACATAATGATTCACCTAGATGAAAAATCAAAAAGGTGCTCAAAATGCGGTTCCATTTTCACTAGATGCGATAGTCTAATCTCTGTGGTAACACAGAGAGGGAGATCCGAAGAGGTTTCCCCGCCTAGCCAAGGTTAGGTCACAAAAGTAATAGAACTGACAGGCCCTGTTCGCTCTGCATATTTTATGCTCAGCTCTACAGAGCTACAACCCGACTTCGATGGTTTGACAGGTTCCGGCTTTTTGAGCCAATGGAACTATCCAACCAACGCCTCTGCGCTGCCATCTGAATACGGAGCTGTTTACAACATCCGTATCTTGGCAAGCTCAGAAGCTCCAGTTGCGCGAGGAACGTCTGCTAACGGGCGAGATGTGTATTACAACACAGTCGCTGGGAAGCAAGCGCTCACGCACATCAACCAAGACGGCTTTAGCATGAATCTCATTTACAGAGATCCATACTACTCCGGCATGCTCGCGCAAAATGCGACCCTCGCGGTCAAGTTCGCGCAAGCACAGGCGATCACCCAAGATACCGCTATTAGAAACCTACTCTGCACACGCAGCGGAAACTAAGGAGATGTATCATGGCTGAATATTCAAGAATTGCTCGAGGAAGTTTTACCACATCGGGAGCGGCACAAACCATTTTTCTGCCATTCCAGCCCCAAAGGGTCGAATTGGAAAACGTCACTGCTCATAGCTCACCTGCTCAATATTCCACAGTAAGGGCGTATTGGGATTTTTCAATGGGACAAGGAGTCGCTGACCAAGAATACATCAGCGCGGCCTCTTTCCCATGGACTATAGCTGCGGACTATGTTGCTACAGGAGGTATCAGTACATTTAGCGCCGGATTGGCTCTCCAATACGGACCTAGTATCCAGATCGCCTCAATCACTGCCGTAACAAACCCCGTAGTGACTACAGTGGGGGCTCACGGGCTCTCATCTGAAGATGTTGTGGTAATGCAAGGGCTGTATCAGACTCCAACAACTGGAATGCCTCAAATGGCAGGAATCCCATTTGTTGTTACGGTTCTGAGCCCAACTACATTCCAAATTTCTTGGGATGCGAGTGGTGGTAACTATACTGCGCTTTCTGCCTCTCCAGCGGGGGCTAAAGTTAAAAAAATCCTGAACCCAGGACTTTATCAGCCGGAACTATCTTTTATTTCCGGAATAAATCTGGGGACCACAACTACTGTTTTCACAGCGAATGACCACAACTTTGTAGTAGGTCAGGAAATTGCTTTCAGAATCCCATCTTCTTGGGGAACTGTTCAGCTAAATTCCTTGCCGAACGTTCAGATCCCTGGATCTCCGATCTATGGATATGTAACTCAGTTGTTGAGTAATAGCAGCTTCATTTGCAGCATCAACTCTACTGGATTTACAGCCTTCACAGCGAACCAACCGGTTGCGTCTGTCCCAGGCTTGTCATTCCCGCAAGTAGTTGCTGTAGGCGATGTGAACACAGGAGGAACTCCTTATTCTGGAGGCGCTCTCTATCCTAGCCCTAAATATCCAACGTTTGTAAATGGTACTCCAACCATTAACGGACCTGCTATTCAGGGGTCTTTCGTGAACAATACAAGACAAGGTTTTATTGTTGGTCTCGGAAGAGGAGCGGCGGCAGCAGCTCAGGAAGTTCCTGCTAATGCGCCTCTCTTAACGGCGTCTAGCTTGTATGTTTGGACCGCTTATCTTTATGACTATAGCGTCTAAAGTCAATGGCAGGAGTGGTGCACTTAGCTCCTGCAAGTCTGCTTAAAAAACAGGCGCATGGCCCCTGGGGGATCAGTACCCCCAGGTCGCCCGTGTAATGTGTCTTTACATCACAAGAACAAAAAAGTATGTTATAGTAAAATTTAACATACGAAGATTCATGAGCAACGGATACTTCAATCCTCCTAAGCCAGCCTATGCGAATCCCCCAATCCAGCCTCAGTACTATGTTCCTGACGCTTTCACGATCGTTGGCATTTCTCTGGGGGTTACTACAACTGTGACTATGAGTCCCACCTTCTATGGGGCCAACAACAACTACGTGATCGGTCAGCTTGTGAGACTTTTGATCCCTCCCTTTTACGGCTCTTCCCAGCTCAATAATCAGTTAGGTTATGTGATCGCGATCCCTGGCATGAATCAAGTGACTTTGGACATAAATTCCTTGAACGCTAACGCATTTATACCTATGCCTGCCTACGGGCCGACCTTGCCTCAGATTGTAGCTGTTGGCGATGTGAATACAGGAGCGATCAATCTTGGTCGTACTAATAACATAACTTACATTCCAGGAAGTTTTAGAAATATATCCCCTCGATGAGGGACAAGGAGACCTAATGACAACACCTAAAGTGAATAGCTCATCGCAAAAAGAGCTCGAAAAAGCTCATGAAAACATCCAGAACTTTGAAGCTCAAGTAAAGGCAATCACCCCCGATCCTATGGGAAATCTGCCTGTGAAAGAGACGGAGCCTCAAACAAAACTCTCGACCAGGGAGATCGACAAGACTGACGGCTATTATCTGAAGCCGATCCGCACGATGTCTTGCAAAGAGCCGTTCAATGAAAAATATCGCGCCGACTATGAGTTCGCAAAAGAGTATGTTCGTTTCATCGCAGAGCACAAAGAGATCATCGGTGACTCTATTGATATTTGGACAAAAAAATTTGCCGGCGTTCCAGCAGAAGAGTGGATGGTGCCGACTAATCGAGTTGTGGTGGGCCCTCGATATCTTGCTGAACAAATTGCAAATAAGTCTTACACTCGCTTGAGGATGGAAGATACCAAAGCGACCGGCTCTGACGGCGTGGGATCTTACTACGGCCAGATCGTGGCGGACCATAAGATTCAGAGACTGGACGCTAAGCCAGCTGCTGGGTTTAACAAACGCGCAAGTAACTTTTAGGTGATGTATCAACGTTCTAAATGATATATTAACGTACATCCGGCGGATCATTAAATCCCCCTCTAATTCATCGATCACAGATAATTTATTGATCGACTACACGAATCGTTTCGTCCTTATGGACGTTGATGCGCGTATGCAGCTATTCGACTTCAAGACGAAGTACATCTTTCAGACGATCCCTGGCATAACCGACTACAACATGCCTCTTTATTCCGCGCAAAGCCAACCTGGTTCACAGATAATCGCTCCTTTCCCTGTGTACCAGGGCTTTTTCGGCCCTGTGTTCTTTGATGGAGTAGAAAGTGGGTTCTATACCCAGAGGGAGCCGTTCGCCAAGATCTGGCCAAATTACACGCAGCAATTATCTTCTGTCGCTGTTGGCAATGGATCTACGACCAGTTTCACATTCACTTTGCCTTACTTTCCAGCCATACCAGGACATATCGATGTCACTGGGATTATGGCTCTTTATAATGCCACAAGTACAATTCAAGACCCTCCTTTCCAAAACACGCTCAATCTGAACACAGCTGGGAATTGGGTAGTTCCTACGACTAGCGTCTATCCTGGAGTCACCATCTCCTACACAGATGAGAATGGGAATAACGTAAATGTAATTGATTCGGGGCAATTTCTCACAGGGGATACCGGAGGTCAACTATACGGCCTTCTAGTACAGAATAGCGGTTCTTACCCGAATGGATTAGTACCTCTGGCAACCTACTCCACTACTGCTAATACAGTAAATTATCAGACAGGAAAGGTGAATGTTACCTTTCTAAACCCTCCGCCTTCTGGAGCCCAGATACAGGCTCAATGCGTGTTCTTTCAGCCTGGGATTCCAAGAGCATTACTGTACTACGACAACACCATGTCGATTCGGCCTCCTCCAAATACCCAGTACACTGTCGAGATCGGAGCCTATCTCACTCCAGCAGCCTTCCTAAGCTCGTCGAACGCGATCCAGTTCGGGTATATGAGCGAGTATATTGCTCGGGGTGCTGCTCAAAAGATCCTTTCCGATACAGGGGACTGGGAGCAATACACCGCTTACGAGCCGATCTTCCTCAAGCAAGAGCTTCTTGTGTGGAAGCGTAGCCAGAGACAATTCACAAGCACTCGAACCCAGACTATCTTTAGCGATGGGTGGGGACAAAATCCAACCACAAACATGGGAACGGGAGTTCAATAATGTCTATTCCATATGATAGTACAATTCCGCAGCCTGGAGACAATCCCTCCATATCCCAGGGAGAATTCCTCACCAATTTTGGCGGAATCAATAGTTGGACCAATGTGGATCATTTCCAGTTCTCTAGCGGGACAGCCGGCCAGCATAAGCAAGTGACATTGCCTGGAGTCGGAACAGCCGGTTCCCCTTCAGGTTTTGGGTCAACTCTTTATACAGCAGCAGGAACTGCAAGCAACACTACTGCTCAATTGTTCTGGAAAAACGCAAACGCCACTTTTCATTCCAGCTCAATTAGAGCATGGGGATTTGCCAACTCTTCAGGTATCATTTCCAATCAGGGATATAACGCAACGGTGACTAGAAACTCAGTAGGGAATTATACGGTTACTATGCCTGCCGGAGCAGTGTCGAGCGCTAATTATTCGGTTATTGTTTCCTGTGAAATGAATAATGCCTTCAACGTCGGAGGAATTGCAGGGTATTCAATAACGAATGCCATGACATTTCAGTTATATTTTAGAGCTCTAAGTGGATCTTTTGGCGAAGATCCAAATTCTTTTAGCTTCGAAGTGAAGCAAATTTAAGGACAAATGGGCGAAAAAATATTCATTGGCAACTTCTCGAAGGGTCTGACTCAAAACAGGCTTCCTTTCGTCATTGATAATGATGCTTTTCCCATGATGCTTAATTCCTATTCTTGGCGTGGGCGCATCAAGAAAAAAAGGGGAACATCTCTCCTGGGAAGGTTAGCTTTTACAAATGGGGCTAACCCTCAAAACAATCCCGTTATGGGTCTTCGAGATTTTATATTCCAAAACGGTGTCTATCCTCTTTTGCTAGCCTTCGATACGACTAACTCGTATATGTTCAATCAAACGACCAATCCGGGATTCTTTTACAATGTTTCCTTCTATAAAGGGTCTGGAGCACCAGCTGTCTGGTCTGGGCAGGATTATCAGCAGTTTTGGACAACCAACTATCAAGGTGCTCTTTGGGCAACGAATGGAAAACCTGGGTTTCAGTACACCGGGCCTATTAGCAATATAACTCCAACAGCCGCTCCAACCTCCACCCTCACTGTAACGGTTCCCAACACTTTTCAAGTGGGAGACTATGTCTTTTTGTATGGGATAATTGATCCATCTCCCATTCCTGCGGGACAAACGTCTTTGAATGGCGTATCTGGCATAGTTACCGCTGCGGGTAATCCCTTTACCATGACAGTAGGAACTCTCGCGAATCCAGTCACTGCCACATATGCGAATTCCACATACAACTCTACGAGCATCGTCCAGTCTATAACCAGAACTTTAACCGCGGGACAGGATGGCATTCGATGGTTTGACGGTGATCCAACATCTGGAACAGGAAACGCTCCCACGCCTCCGGCTTCCACTGGATGGGTGAATTTCTCTCCTCCAGTAACGCAAGGAACTTTTGGCTTCGACGACTATCTTGTGAAGCAATACTACCTTGTCGGCGCCACAGCGATTCTTGCATTTAAGGATCGATTGCTGTTCTTTGGCCCCTGGATTCAAGCCGCAGATGGAACACAACCCACTCAACTCATAGATACAGTTCTCTGGTCCTGGAATGGGACCCCCTATTATTCTGTTCCGACTCCGGCAGCTCCATCCGGTCTTCTTTATGGATACGATCCTTCGGCCTACTTAGCCAACGTGACAGGAAAAGGAGGTTATCTCGCCGCAGGGATTTCCCAACCTATTGTCACAGTGAACTTAAACGAGGATGTTGTTCTAATTGGATTCACCAATCGACAAACTCGATTCGTATATACCGGAAACGATCTTGATCCGTTCGCTTTTTATTCAATCAACTCAGAGATTGGGTCAGCGGCAACCTTCTCGGGAATTACCCTAGATAGAGGGGCATTGACTATTGGATCTTACGGTCTTGCCATGACTACGCAGGTAAGCACCCAAAGGATTGATCTTGAGATCCCAGATTTAATTTTCAACATAAACAATTTAAACAATGGACTTCAACGCGTTAGCGCGGCAAGAGACTTTTATAGAGAATGGGTGTACTTCACTTACCCATACTCATCCAGTCCTTGGAAATATCCAACGCAGAGTTTTTTCTATAATTACAGAGACGATACGTGGGGAGTTTTTTTCGAGAACTACACCTCCCACGGGATTTTCAGAATCAGCACTGGAGGGCTTGGACTTGTTTGGTCAAACGTAGGAAACACTTATCCCACATGGGCAAGTTGGGATCAACCTTGGAACTCATCCACAGTAACTTTCGGATTCCCTACTGTGTGTGCGGGGAATCAGCAGGGATTCGTGATGTTACTAGATCAAGGTACTGCTGAAGGCCCTTCCGGATATGTGCAAACAGTCACAGTTTTAGACGCAAATACTCTCCAAATCAATTCTACAAATCATTGCTTAATGCCGGGAGGCCCAGAATTTCAGGTTGGAGATTATTTAGAGCTTCAGAACATGACCGGAGCTACCGTATTAAATGGACAAATCGGATCAGTGAGATTGATTCCATCGGGGAACAGTTTCGATCCAAACAATTTCATATTGTCGTTTACTCTCCCGCACGGATACGTGAGCGGATACGTCCCAGGAAGTGGTCTATTCGCGAGACTGTGTCAACCGTTCTTCCAGACTAAGCAGTTTCCTACCTATTGGAACGATGGAAGACAGGTGAGACTCGGTGTGCAGAAGTACTTACTCGACAATACGACTTCTGGAGAGATAACGGTTAATATTTACTTGAGCCAAGATCCTGATGACCCTTGGACAAGCGATAGCATCGTCCCCATGAATTCGCCGAATAATTCGCTCGTTTACAGCAATATTTTGCTGACCGGTCCCGAAACAGATAGGGAAACTGTCACCAATGATCCAATCGAGGATATCGGGAACGGAGTCCTTACCGCTATCACGGTAAATTTATTCACAGAACTTGGATTTAATGCCCCAATCGTTCCGGGTACGGTATTCATTCAAATTGGGTCCCCAGTTATAGCCACTTTCTCGGACAATGGGGACGGTACTATGACAGCGACTGGGACTGGATTATCTTCGACTATCAGCTATACGACGGGAGTCGTGGTTCTAAACTTCAGCGCCGCTCCTAACCTTCAGCCTTCGAAAGCGAGTCTGCAATACTACTTGAGCAATATTCAAAGCCCAGTGGCTCCAGGTTCTTATCAGATCTGGCACAGGATCAACACGTCGCTAATCGGAGACACGGTGCAATTAAGCTTTACGCTATCTGACGCGCAGATGAGGGACATTGTCCTAGCCTCGAGCGAGATTGCCCTTCAGGGGATCATTCTCGACGTTTTTCCGGGACCCCAATTGAGTTAATATGACAGCACCCGTCCAAAGCAATATAGCTAACCCAGGGAACTTCTTAGCCACCTCTCGTAATTTCCCAAGCGACTCGCAAGCTCTGGCAGTTGAATTAAGCAAGAGCTACATCGATATAGCCACTCAGGTAAATAATCGAACCTCGGGCCTCTTTGCAACTTCCTCAACGATTACAGGCGAGTCATGGTATATGGCCGGCCAGACTGGGAAGCAAAACACCATTAGACAGGCTTATATATTCACCACAACGGCTGCCATTGACCACGGGATACAGAACGTTGTCCCAAACCAGTTCACGAACTGTTTCGGAAGCTATACGGATGGGACTAATAGCTACGGATTGATCTGGGGAACTTCCGTGGCCATCGCTGGGCAGATATCATTTTACATGACAGCTACCCAGATCGTGTTTGTTACTGGGGCTGGAGCTCCGACTCTGACTGCAGGCAGGATTATTCTCCAGTGGTTGAGCAATTCTTAGAGTAAATCTCCCAGTCTGTTGCTTCAATCTCTTCGATGTTGAATCGTTCGGTTTTATTAGCAGATCCGAAATATTCATTCTCTTCACATAAATTCGACATGTAATAATTCCCAATTGCCTTGTTAGATACCATGAAAAAATATTCTTTCTTTGGGTCGGAAGCCCGATAGATAGGATTCCCGTTTTTCAATTCTTTGATCGCTTCGTGTATGTTCATTTTATTCTCCTAGAATCAATTCATTTCAGATCTAATCTTCTGAATTCGTCTCAGTTCGACTCTACTCTCGTCATGAGACCTCATTTAAGACAGGACAAATTCTAAAAACAATTCATGTCAGTTCTGCTCGCGTGACTTGTTTTCGCCTCCGTTCGCCTCGTTTCTCCTCGAGTGTAGTCATATCAGCTCGACTTGATAAGCCTCATGGGCATATAAAAACATCTCAATTGTAGTGTTTTCTTCTCAGGTGAGTTCAGCTCGTCTGACCTCAGTTCCCATCTTTTTAAAAAGCCCATCGGACATATAAAAACATCTCAATTCTTTTCACCTCAAATCAGATCGTTTCCCCTGACCTCTATTCCCTTCGATTCAGCTCAAAAAAAGTTCTGATCCATGATCATCTTGTGTTGAATCATGGCCGCTTGCGTAGCTTTCGATTGAACAGACTTGTGTTTCTTCTGTTCATTCTCCGAAAGCTTAGATATGTCGTGATTAGCCATTACGCAAGCAATGTTGTAGTTCGAATTTAGGTTGTCGTGGAGCTTGTTCATGGCGTGTTCTGGCATCTCTCTCGTTGCCAGGATTCGGAATCCAGGAGGATTGCAATCTTTTTGAGTCAAGAAATACCCTTCCGACTCCAATCGAGTCTTTAAACCTATATAAGGACCAATAAATCTCCAATCATCAGACCCTTCATATTTCGTCCCCACGATCTCTTCTATCAACGCTCCGTCGATAATAGATCCCGGATGGATGAGTCCGCTATAATTAAGACGCTCATATAACTTTGTGACCAGTTGTAGTGATTTATTTTTTTTTATAATTAAGTTTTTTGACATATTTTCCTTAAAAACAATTCATTTCTTTTCACCTCGCCTCCCATCAATTCCGCGCTTCTCTTTTTGGAAAGGACAAGCTCAAAAACATTTCAATTCATTTATTCTCAGCTCTAGGGATCTATTCTCCTGTGAGTTCCAGTGACCTCAAATCATTTTTCAACAATTTCGAGAGTTTTGACTTCTTTGGTTTTGGAATTAGTCCATTTAAGGGATTTGATCAAAAACTTTCCGTGCGTTCCTGGCTTGGGAGAGCTTGGGGTCCATACGCCTAACCCGATCCGCTGTCCCATATTTGCCAGAATAGTCTTGATCTCATTCGCATCGAAGACGGTCGTCTCGAATTCTAAGCCAAACTTCATGGTCCAGACGTTAAAAATACCCCGGCAAGAGATCGTCTTAGATTTCTGGACCACGACAGTTTTGACAAACTTATTCAGAGGATCTTTCTTAAGTTCTAAATAATTAGTATGGTTCTGGGTAATGATTGGATATCCAACTGGTTCTGGGAACGTGATTGCAGAGCATTTAGACCCAAGTTTAAATTTCTTCGCGCCTTTATGGAACGCAGTGTATAGATTCTCTGAAGGCATATAAAGGCCGATATCATCGTTCCAGTAAAGAGAAGATTCCCACTGAACTAGCAAAAGCTCTTCAATGTCTTCTTCAGTCTTGTTTCTCTTGCTGGTGAGAGCTTTCATTCTCTTGGCAAAAGGATCAAGCGGATTAGCTGTCCTCCCGTTATGCAATAGCATTGGGGTTAAACCAACAATTTCTACATCCATTGTGTCTACGTACATTTTATCTCCTTAAAAACAATTCAGTTCAGGTCAGATGACTTCCTCTCCATTCCAGTCTCATCATTTTGGAAAGGACAATCTCAAAAACATCTCAATTCATATGAAGGCCAAACAGGTCACTTCCATTCAACTCTCGTCACGTCATATTAATGGGCCCGGCAGGATTTGAACCTACGCGCGCTCGGTTATGAGTCGAGTGCTCTAACCACTGAGCTACGAGCCCGAAGCAGTTCATTTCAAGTGTCCTCAACTCGTTTCGGATTCTATCAATTCTTATCTAGTTGGAAAGGACAAACTCAAAAACAATTCAATTCTTCTCTGCTGACGTCCTCTCGACTGGCTTCGCCTCGATTCATATCAGTTCCTGTCATGTAGTATATGTATGTATTATGTAGAGCGCCATAATTTATGGTAAGTCCGAGACTTTTCTTTAATCCCAAAAAATGCCTTACCATGTATCTTAAAAGAAACGAGGTTCCTTATGAGCACACCTGCGATTCGCGGCCTAGGCGGCACTGGCCTAAAAGCCCTTCAGATCCCTAATAAGAGCAACGAGCAGATGGATATATTCCGTCAGCTTGGGTCCGGCTCTAGTGGTGATATTTCATCGATCCTACAGCAACTCCGTGGTCTCGCGGGCGGCGGCGATGAGGAGACTTGGGGAAAATTAGAGGCCCCGGCTTTGCGACAGTTCGGTCAATTGCAAGGGCAAATCGCTTCGCGCTTCTCAGCGGGCGGTGGAGGCCCTGGAGCGATGAGCTCACGACGAGGAAGTGGATTCAACAATGCGCAGGGCGGCGCGGCGGCTGATTTTGCTGAACGACTTCAGGGTCAGAGATTGGGACTCCAGCAGGGCGCTCAGGACAGATTGATGCAATTATATCAACAATTACTTGGTCAAGATGTATTCAGCACTGGCCTAGTCCCTAAGCAGAAGCCTTGGTGGCAAGAATTAGCTTCTTCTCTGGGAGGGGGACTAAGTTCAGCCGGTGGAACCCTAGGAGGGTTATATGGAGCTAAGGCCGCAGGTCTATTTGGAAATAATAGTAATCAGCAGGTGACATAATGGCATTTTTCGGCGTACTCCCAGAAATCCCAAGCTTCGGGTCTCAATTCGCTAAATCGATCGGCGCAGGAGTTTCTAAAGGGGTTGATCTCGCGGCACAGCTAGCGGGACAATCTCTGATGGAGCAAATGAAGTTGTCTCAGAAACAGAAATTGATTCAATCTGTTAAGGATAAATACGAAACCAAAAAATTCGGCAACTCTGATGGAGAGGGACCTTCTTCTGATATCGACAAAAAGATAAAAGACTTGAAGGGATTGTCTCCGTCTCAAGAGCAAACATCTGGAGAAGTCGGCGATACAGAGCTCCAAAAAGCTGAGGATTTTTATACTGTTGGCCTCGATGAATTAGGTCGATTCGAAACTGAAAAAGCAAAGTTGAAATCAAAACAGGCGGCCGCCAAAGATAAAGCAAAAGAAGCTTCAATTGATAGGTCTTATGAATTCAATAAGGATTTTATAAAATCGACGACCGATTCATATAAGTCTTTTGAATCAGATCTAAAACCTAGACTCATGCAGCTTCAAAATCTGAACAACGAGCAGTTGATATCCCCAAGCTCTGCTAAATTCTTAGAAATAATGAATCTTCCATTGGGAATGTTAGAAAATCCTAGTAATGAGCTCTATGAAAAAGTTTCTCAAGATTTATTGAAAGGTCTTCCTGAAACTTATGGTAATAGAATCCTGAAAGTTGAAGTAGAAAACTATTTAAAAACTATCCCACGGCTTGTCAACAGCCCAGAAGGTCGGAGAATGATAGCCTCGAATGCTCTCAAGTTAGGTGAAATAAAACAGGCTTTCTACAACGAAATGAGAAATGTTCAGCAGACGGCTATCGATAAAAACGAAAGATTGCCAAGAGATTTTGAGCAAAAAGTTTTCGAAAATTCACTGCCAAGAGTCCAGAAGCTAACAAAGCAATTTACAGAACTGTCAAGCATAAAGTCGGTTCCAAAAGGAACAGTTCCTTTTTTCAATCCTCAAGGGACCGTTTCATTCGTTCCTAATGACCCGGAAGCGATGAAATGGGCTGAGCAAAACGGAGGAGAGCGAGTATGGTAACGCCATCTTTTTCTTGGAACCAATTTCAGAACAACAGAAGTCAGCCTGTTCCTGAGCCCAATCCAAAAGAAAATTCAATTTCTGGGCCAGAGAAGGATTTTTCGTGGGGAGGATTTCAGAATACTTCTACATATCAAGGGGAGGCCGACCCGGCTTCCAATGAATCAACTTTCGGGTCTCTGACCAGAAACGCTGTCTCCCATGGGCTGAGATATGCTGAAGGATTTTTAGGAAGATATGGCGATGCTAAACAGTTCGTAGAAAATTTCTTTTCCAAAAATCCCAAGTCTTTAGGTCTGTTAGGGTCCTCTCTTCATTCTCTAATGGGACAAGAAGGGTGGGAGAATATGTGGAAGGGGTCTGAAGGCAATCCTTCGAATATAAAAATTCCAACCAGTCGAGATTTGAGAGATGTCACGGAATCTCTGACGGGAGATTATACAAAACCAAAAGGTAAAGCAGAAAAGTATATGCAAGAGCTGGCTTCAGACTATGGTTCTCTGGGAACCAGGTTATTAAACAGAACTGGAGTCGGACGAAGAGGTCCTTTGGTGAATAATTTTGGTATCCCAGCGGCGGCGACCGCAGCAAAAGCGGCCGTTGAAGAATTAGGCTTTGGAGAAGACAAAGGGACTTGGTCAAAGTTGGCTTCATGGACGGCTCTTTCTCTTTTGAATAACGTGAATGGTCGACATTTCGCTGCAAATCTGATGAACGAAGGGAGGCAAGCTTTTGGGCCCCATGTCTCGGCAGACATTCCTAGATACACCAACAGAGTCAATGGAGTGGCTAGAAACATGCTTCAAGGGGATCCAAGGAGTCAGTTAGCCCAGCAGCAAATTGCTGGTATTAATAACGATATTCAGAATGGTCAAAACACCATGCGGGATTTAATGAATAGATATGACGCAATAAATGCTGCCAAAAGAGATAGAGGACTTTTTGGACTGAACTCAACAGATCGGGCTGCGGCCGTTAGAAACATTAATCAGGTTAGAGATGTAGTAAGGCATGAAATCGAGGCCATAGGGGCTCACAATCCACAGGGGTTGCAAGCCTGGCAAAATGGTGTTCAAGCTTTTGCAGTGATAAACCAAAGTGAGAGATTCTCCAATCTTGCTCAAAGATGGATGGAAGGCCCCACATCAAAAACCATCGCAGCAGGGCTCTTCGGAAAAGCTGCCCTTAGCGAACCGGCTTTAGTAGGTTCTGCCGCTGTGGCAACTGGTTCTGCTCACAAAGCCGGCCAGATAGCTTATAGAGTTTGGAACGACCCTAATTTAGCCCATTACTACTGGGAATCCGTTAATGCTCTGAGAGAAGGGAACCAATCCGCCTTCTTAAAAAACATAAATTCCTTAAATAAAGGATACGAGAAGAAATACGGAAAAGAGCATGAAGAGGGAACTATCGGAGCCAAACGCCAATCTCTACTAAAAAAATATTCTCAAGACAAAAACTCATCTGTCGCAAAAATGGACTAAAAATATATACATGCCGATGCCGGCGATTACACCTAAGAACATAACAACCTCTAATTTCCTCCATTCTAGCATTTATCAAGTTTAAGCCCCAGTCCGAGACTTTCTTTTAGTTTCATCACTTTGCGGACGCCCGCAAACCATTCCTCTTTCAACAAATCCCTGATACAAGTAAATTCTTTTTTAGCAACATCCAAGCTTCGGAGCCTCTCTATGACGAGTCCTTCTTCATTACCAGTATATACGCAAGGATACGGGACTTCTTTCACAGGAGCGCCCTTCGTATCAAACGTCGACCCAACAATTCAGAATATTCAAGGGCCTAATGGACCCTTCAAAATTGGACAGGTTTGGGTCAATTCAGCGAGCAATAAGTACTGGGCTCTCACGTCTCTTTCTTCTTCCCAAGGGGTGGTGACTGCTACGTGGGAAGAGTTGACGAATGCCGTTTCCTCTGGAGTTACATCTGTCACTGGGACCACAAATCAAATATCAGCTTCTCCCACCACAGGAGATGTAGTCCTGGCCCTCACAAACGGCGTGTCCCTAGGATCTTACCAAGCTATATCTCCCCCACCTGGTGGACTAATCATGCCTGGGATATTGGGAGTTGGAACTTCGACGCCAACTACCAACGGAGGATCTACTTTATCCCCTCTGGCAAGTTCAGTGTACGACGTGCACCTTTTCGGCACTATGCTGGCTTTAGACGGAGGAGCTAACCAATTCGGTCTTTTCTCCCAGCTAACTTTTTCCCCAACTTCGAATGCAGGTTCCTGCTGCGCGTATCAGTCGTTTGCCACTTTCGCTTTACCTGGCGGAGTAACTGCCGTACAGGCTAGTACAATTTCTGTGCAAACTTTTTTAGGCAGCAATGCGGGCACTATCACCACAACGATAGGGATTTTTGTAGCTCCTTTTTCTGGTAGCGGAGGAACTCTTACTAACACTTACGCAGGATACTTTGCTAATCCTGGGGTTGGAGTCAACAGAGTTGCCCTTTATACGGATGATATCTCTTGCGGTGTTACGGCTAACGGGACTCCCACAAGAGGCACTATAAGATCAGCACCTCCCGCTTCGAGCGCTTTTTCCATCACTTTCGGAACACCTGTCCAAAACACTCTTGGCTACGATGTTTTAATCTCCGGATATATAAATGTGACGGCAGCGACAGCGGGTTCTGTGCAAATGGGCGTTGCCTCCACCTCTACGCCTTCCACCTTCCCTCTCACGCCGGCTCTTGGAGCAGCGCAATTGATCAGTTTTTCTGCTTACGTGCCATCGAATTACTATTTGAGTTTAGCTGGATCGGGGGTTATTACCGTAGATTCTGTTCTAGCTATAGCAACCCCAATATAAAAACACAGGGAAATAAAAATGACTACACCCTCATCACTTCCAGTATACACCCAAGGTTATGGTACAGCGTTCACCGGGGCGGTCTTTGTTTCCCCTAATGCACCAGCACCGACAAACATCACAGGGCCTAATGGTCCTTTTAAAATAGGCCAGATCTGGGTAGACTCTGCGACCAAAACAGCTTATATTCTCGTTGCTCTGGCGTCCTCCCAGGGTTCCGTAACGGCTACCTGGGATCAAATCGCCAGTTCTTCAGGGTTTTTAGACACGCTTACTGGCAATAGTGGGGTTGCAACTCCCATAGCCGCCAATATCAACGTAGTCGGTTCGGGAGGCTTGATCACCACTACCGGATCAGCGGGCAATCTTACTATCGCCTCGTCTGCTGGGGCGTTCCCCATCACTCCTTTTGTAGTGGGCCCTTCTGGAAGAGCTGGGTATCAGACTGTCCAGGCCGCGATCACAGCCGCGAACACAGCGGGAGGCGGAATGGTATATGTTCAGCCTGGAACGTATACAGAAAACCTCACTTGGTATACTAGTGTTTATGTATGCAGCATAATTCCTACTAATGAAAACACGGCCGCGATCCAACCTACTATAATTTCAGGAAACCACACGATTGTTCAAGGAGCCGGACCTGTTCAAGGAATCGGAGCTTCTGGAATAGATTTTGCGTGCACAGGAAATCTTTTATCCTCTGCTTTAACAACTTCCCTGCAATTGCAAATGACCGATTGCGTGGCTAGAGTAACCGTAGGATCTCTCTTCAACTTCCCAACACTCTCGCCAACAGGAAGTGTTTTCTACCTGAAATCTCTTTTTGTGATAGATGGTGGGACATTTCTCGTCGCTTTCTCTGGCGATCTAACTGCTGTCAATTGCCAATTCGCATCCAATGGAGGGTTTTTCGAAAACTCTGGAGGCAATTGGGTTTTTGATGGGTGTACTTTTTTTGAAGTAGTGCTTAACTCAGGTGGCACGATCGTAGCAAACCAGTGCGATTTTAATAATACCATCACCTTAACGGTGGTGTCTTCTGCGGCAGGTCTTTTTAATGATTGCGTCATGTTCTCTGCTGGGAATACGGCCATCACGTTCGATGGAGGAGCGGGAGGCGAATTGATATCGTGTACTCTGGACAGCACTGCGATCAATGCAATATCTGGATCTTCCGCATCTAATATTTTTATCTATGGCTGTGATTTTATAAACAGTACTGGAATATCTGGTTTATTGACTGGTCTCTCCATCGGTTCAACATTCATGGTTTCTAAATTCCGAACTGCTCCGCCAGCCTCTTCCGCTTTCTCAGCGACATTTGGAACTCCTGTCCAGAACACATTAGGTTATGATGTGTCGATTTCAGGTTCAGTGAACGTCACTGCGGCAGCCGGAGGCGTTGTAACGCTAGGAGTTGGTCCTACAAGTACTCCCACAGGAAATGGCATTACTCCAAGTCTTGCAGCGGCGACGGTAGTTTATTTTTCAGCTTACGTCCCGGCTATGTATTATTTAGCTATTGCAGGGACAGGAGTGATTACCGTAGATGCAATTGTTGCAGTAGCAACCCCCGTATAAAGGATTATTTATGTCATCACAAAGCACGAGCATCTCGTATAACCCCCTCCGCAGCGTAGATAGCGCCACTTTCACGGGGGCTTTCCTTCCGATAGGAACTGCCATCCCTACCACGGTAAGAATCTTTAAGATCGTTAACAATTCAAACGTTCTGATAACTATTTCTACGGATGGGTCAACAGCCATGGATGTTCTTCCCGCTAATTCCTTTTCTCTTTACGATCTTGGTACGAATAGGGGAAACCCATCAGCAGATACAGCTCTGCCGGCAGGTACGCAATTTTACGCGAGTGGGGCAGCAGGGACTGGTTTAGTATATGTGGTAAGTATGTACGCGAAGACCCCTTCGCAAACAATTCCACTGTAAGGAAAATTAGATGTCGCAATCGGGATTAGCGAGCGGTAGCGGAGGAGGCGGAGGTGGATCGGTTCTCTTCTTGGAAGGGAACACAGGCGGAGCTATAGGGCCGACCGGCGGCGGCATAATCAATGTCGTAGGAGCCGGCACGATCACGGTTTCTGGAAATGCTGGGACCAATACGCTTACCATCTCTAACGCAGAACCTGCCTGGGTGAGCATCTCAGCCTCTCAGACAATGGACCCGAATGTGGGTTATTTTTGTGTGTCGCCTGGCGGGGCCTTGAGTCTATTACTCCCCCCCACTTCGAGTCAGGGAGACGTGATCTCAGTCGCTTTGGATGGAGCTACTTCTTTCACGATTGCCCAGGGAGCGGGGCAAAGCATTGTATACGGAAATAATACGACCACCGTTGGTGTGGGAGGAAGTATTTCTAGCACTCAGCAGGGGGATAGCCTCAGGCTCGTGAACAGGATACCAAATTTAAGGTGGCAGATAGTTTCCTCTATAGGGAATCCGACCATCGTGTAATAAATAGAGAAAAGGATTCAAAATGACTACACAAAACGCAGTAAACATTTCAGCGTCGGGTATCGTCGGATATGATGGAGCCGGCACGTTTAACTCCAGCTCACTAACCCAACACTCCTTGTTGCTTGGCGGCTCTAATACACATACAATTGCCAATCTTACACTCACAAACGGCCAATTGCCGATTGGCTCCACAGGGGCTGACCCTGTCGCGGCTACTCTTACGGCTGGGACTGGGATATCCGTAGTGAATGCCTCGGGAAGCATCACGATTTCGGCTTCAGGCGGTGGACTTGCTTGGACTGTAGTCACAGGAACAACGCAAGCAGCTGCTGTAAACAACGGTTATTTTGCAAACAACGCAGGAACTGTAACCGTTACCCTTCCGGCAACAGCTGCTGTAGGTACTGTAGTCGCTGTCGCTGGCATGAATAATGCAACAGGATGGGTGATTGCCCAGAACGCCGGTCAACAAGTATTTATAGGAGCTTCGTCTACGACTATTGGAGTCGCTGGGAGTCTGGCTTCTACCCAAACTCATGACTCTGTGTACTTAGTTTGTAACGTAGCTAACACGTCTTGGATCGTAACGAACGTAGTCGGAAACATCACCGTCGTGTAATAACGAGGATCAATGAATACACCAGTCGGCACATTCAATTATGCGCAATCGGTCGGCAGCGCCTCCACAAATCCTTTCATCACGATTATTGAATCCAGAGCGCCTACAGGGAATGATGGCCCAAACCAAAAATACCTTGTAGGTCAGCGATGGGTGAACGCCAGCGACGGCCATGCGGAGTACTTTTTGCTCGGATACATTTCTTCGGGAGGAGTGGTCCAAGCTAATTGGACTCAGCTTTCTGGAGGCTCTGGAAATATCCAGACGCTTACAGGAGACACAGGCGGTCCGATATCACCTGTGGCTGGGAACATCAATATCGTCGGAGACGGCCTGTCAGGCGCAACTTTTCATGGGGCTGGCAATACATTGACTGCGGTGCTCTCCGCAATCCCTAACACAGCTCTTCTAGATTCATCCATAACGCTTGTAGCGGGCGTTGGGATCTCTATCTCAGCCTCTCCCGTGTTCCTGGGCGGGACAACCATGATTAGCGCAACTGGCGCAGGATTTACGTGGTCTGTGATAACGAGTGGTTCTCAGAACCTGGTAGCGGGGAATGGATACTTTTCGAACGCAGGCGGAGTCGTTACGTACACGCTCCCGAACTCGGCGGCTGTTGGAGATTCGTTTCGAGTTTCCGGCTTGCCTACAGGGAATGGCTGGACGATCATAGAAAACGCAGGTCAATCGATTGTGTACGGATCGAAGCAAACGACCGCAACGACTGGTTCTCTCTCTAGTACCGTGAACACGGACTCAGTGTATCTCGTCTGCGCAGTTGCAAATTTAGTCTTCGTCGCGCAAGATTCGATAGGAAATTTAACAGTTTTATAGGACTCCAATGGTCACTAACAATTCGATAAATAACATCCAGTTCTCGAGCATAAACATTCAAACCTTCACTACGAACGGGACTTATACTCCTACTTCTGGAATGCGTTATTGCATTATAGAGGCTATTGGTGGTGGCGGTGGAGGTGGAGGATGTGGAGCCGCAGGAGTACTAACTGTTGGGGCCGGAGGCGGGGGTGGCGGAGGTGGCTATTCTCGACTTGTGGCTTCTGCCTCAACAATTGGAGTGTCTCAATCGATTACTATCGGCGCTGGTGGCGCTGGTGGAGTGGGTTCAGCAAATGGTTCTCCTGGCGGGACGACTTCTGTGGGAGCTTTGATTTCTTGCGTGGGAGGAGCAATCGGAGAACCGGAAACCGCCGCTCTTATTACCACAGCTGGAGGAGGAGCGGGAGGCTCTTCTAGTGGAGGCGATGTGAATATAACCGGAGGAGCCGGAGGTTCTGGATTCGCGACATATTTGACTACATTAACCTTAGCAGCTTCTTCGGGGTTCGGGGGTGCTTCATATTTTTCTGGAACCAGAGAAGGAAGAACCACTCAAAACTCAGCGGCTTCCCAAGTAGGGAATACAGGTAGAAGTTATGGTGGAGGTGGTACCGGAGGTTTGAGCACTGATGGAGGCGCCGCCGCCAACGGGGGAGATGGAGCTGCTGGTATCGTAGTAATTACGGAGTACATTTCCTAATGCAAATCTTCCAAGGCGTCACAATCATCATCGGAACGTGCGTAATCGGCTACATGCTCTACTCGTGGATCAAGAAGAATGTCTAAAAAGCCGCCTAATAAGTTCTCTGTCAGCGTTTCTCCTACGAGCTGCCCTAGATGCAAGGTTAGGTTCGATAAAGGGCGATGCGGGATTCTCTGGCACGATGTGATCGAATGCAAAGACTGCGGTCACATTTGGGTAGCAATGGATTTCAAGGAAGCTTTACGATGGATGAAAATGCCTCGGAAAACCGATTTGAAATCCGAGGCACCGGAACGTAACCAACATACTTTAAAAGATAACACCGGCCTCACTGTGAGACCGGCGTAAACAACTTTAACAAGGTACCAAGAGAATGTCCAGATTTTCGTTGCAA